AAAATATCCAAATAGACTTGTTGAGCCTGTTTAAGCATCGTTGTATTAACGAGATTAAAAGTCTCTAATGCTTGCCGCTCGTATGCATTCAGAATGCCAATTAAAGCGGTACTTGTTTGTGCTACAGAAGTAGCGGCTAATAAACCGAGTTGCACGGCTTTCTTATAAATGCCTTCGTGTTGTTCGACTGCAGTATATCCGGCTGTTTGTAGCATCGTATGCACTTCTTCAGCCGTTTTACCACTATGTCGAGCGATGGTATTGATTTGTTGTTGATTCAAAACACCTAATTTATTTAACTGAACCATTCTCCAGTGTTGATATTGCTCTGCGTTTTCAGCAGTTAGCAGCAATTCAATATCATTTTTAAGTATTTTTGCCATGTTTAAAAGCAACTCTTCTTCAATCGCGTTGTAAATATCAACTACGAATATAGAGAGCTGCAGTAATTTCTCAGGAGGTAATGCCATGATTACTCAGCTCCTGGATCATTATTTTTCTGTTGATTCCCTTCCAATCCGAAGAAATCAACATTTTCAGGAAGGGCCATTCTATTCTCTTCCGTTATTTCTTCTAACATTTGAGTCGCTTCTTCTTCAGAAACGCCGTGAATTTTCATAATCGCTTTTTTCTTAGTTGTCAAATTGTTGGTAACAAGTAAGATTTGCTTATTGATTTCAGCAGCCTGATCTTCTGCTATAGAGTCATCAAAGGTTACTGTGACTTCATATTCATCAGCGCTTTCAAATTCGTCATATAAAGAAGCAACTTCGATAACAATATCCACTAAGTCGCGAATACCATCCTCAATAATCGTTTCATGCGACTGTTTTGTTTTAAATGTCTTGGAGTTTTCGCTTACAACTTCTGTTGCTGTTTTAACTCCTTGACCATCAAAGCTAAATGCACCGGTAGAGAAGCCCGTCTGCATTGAATAGTAATTTAACAGCGCATTTATTGCCGCTTTATGTTCTTCAACGCGTAATTCAACAGATATATCTTTTATTTCCTGGTTTTCTTCGAACTTCATCGCTTCATATACTTCGTCCGATGCATCAAAGTAGCGTTGTTGTTGTCCAGAAATCGGATCCGTTACATATTTGATAGCAGAAGCAGGTACAATAATGCGTTTCTTACCTAAAACGAATTCCCTTTGGAAGCTATCGAATGCGATATCAAGAGATTTTAATACATCTAATGAGTTCGCATATATTGAGATCCCCAAAGGTGAATATAAGTCGAAATTGTTTGCTGTATTCGGTTTGAAATACACAAACATCGGCTTAGATAAGTCATCAATACGAACTTCTTCTTCCAAATCAGCGTACAGAATAGATAAAGAGACTTTAGTTCCTAATTCACCCTTATTTTTACTCTCATACAGCTCATTTTTAATGACATGCTGCGTACCTTCGATTAAATGCCATTCGAGCAGCGTATAATACTTGTCGCCTTTAGTGGATTCATTAATAAATACACCTTCAGTAACTTTATTGTTATCCCACGATACAGGGACAAAACAGTCTGCGGTGACATAAGAAAGTTTAATTCCATTATCCCAATACACTTTAATAACCATACCGCCAAGAGCTAACATGTATTCTAGATACCTCTGAAACTCTCTTGTAAAGTTATTATCATCTAAAACGTTCTTGATGTTATTGAATAGCGTTTCATCTGAGATATTAATAGAACATTTCTCATTGAAGATAAGAGAAGCCATTTCTTGAGATACGACTTTCGCCATATTCAATGAAGCCATACGGCGTGTTTTCTGTCCTTCAATCGTTTGGTATTTCAAATCATGCCACTCAGCGAAATGACCACTATAGATAGCTTTCCATATATCTATTTGCTTGTACGATTCCTCATCGATAGTTATCTTTCTGTTATCGGTAACTTTTTTCATACCTTTGATAAGTCCCATTTTCGTGAACAACCTCCTTACCGCATTGGCGATAGTTTTAAACATATTATCACCACCTTATTTTACATAGTTGTTATAGAAGTAATTATTACTATATTTTGCCTCATCTAAGGCGTGATTGTAAGCGTCTATCGGTTCTCCGTTATCTAAACGGACATACATCCCAATTTCTTTTAGGAAGTTATAATGGTCATACTCATCACACTCAACAAGTAAAAATTGCTCGTTAGTAATGGCGTTTTGAAGTCTCTCGATACCAACTTCTTTTCCCTTGCTTGAACCTTTTATATCACGAGCGTTGTTGTCTGCCCCGCTTGTTTGAATACCAATTAGGTGTAATTCTTCTCTTAAAGATTTACACGCTGGATCGACAAACACTTCAGTGTATTGCATTTCAAACTTCTTAACACACCATTCAACGAACTTCTTAATCTCTTTTGCGTAAGTGGACATTGCTTTGACTTGCCCTGTATCTTTCCCACTATGATAGTAGTTAGCCACACGCAGCAATCTGAATTTATCTTCATACCTAACAACGATATTACAACTGCATGAAGTAGCATCTGATTGACCACCATCAGCAGTGAAGTACATTTCGTATCTCTGACCACGAACAGCAGGAATGATGTTATCTTTCATGCTAAACATGGAGTAAATAACACCTTGTGGCATAACACGTTTACCATACCAATCTCGATCCAGTAAGTAAGGATTCTTTGAAAGGATTTCATGTATCTCCTGCTTCCTCTTCTCAGTAAGAATCGGATTATCATCAGGAGTCCAATGAGTCCAACGTGTATTTTGTACATCAAATACTTCTGATATAACTGGATGGTTAGGGGCGGGAGGATTTAAATCCGCTAAATGGTAACGGTCTTGCGCTGCGAATGTACGTCTGAAGCACTCTTGAATCATTCCCATATTAAGAAGGTTAATCTCACAAAATACTACACTACCAAGCGACATACC